CCGGGGGCAAGTCACACGCCGATGAGGTCTACACAGTCACGGGCATGTCCGATACGGGCCACGTGATAGTGCGGCGCGAGTCGCGGTTCCCGGGCGAGCGCGAGCCGTCGATGACCCAGAGCCTGTCGGTCAACGACCTCAGGAACAGCGGCGGCGAGCACGGCGCGGCTGGCAAGGCGCTCCTTCCGGCTCGCAACCTCCTGCTGGACCAGGAGGAGCAGCTATCCAAGGGTCACCTGGCGGGTCTCTACGGCGACAAGGTCCATGTGGCCCAGACTCCCGAGGCCGGCCGCCACGCGATGATGCTCAGTTGGCATGTTCCTGACGAGATGCACCAGCGGCTCGCCCGCGAGGGATTCCGCATGCACGTCGTGGACGGGCCGGTCACCGACGTGCTGACGGACCTGAAGGGCCAGCACTCGCACGCGCACGACGTGACCAACCCCACCGGCATCACCTGGGATCAGGTGACTGGCGTGATGGACCCGAACTCAAAGCAGGTGGTCGTCGGCGCTGGCGCGCGACCGGGAACCGCCCTGCATGAGGCCGCCCATGCGCTCGACGTGACGGCGCGGGACCGGCTTGAGGTCACGGACGCGATCAGCAGCGGCCACGCCTCCGACACCGCCGCCTTCCGCGATGCGTACAGGATCGCCGGCCGGTCGAAGGCGCTGTGGCCCTACTACCGCGACCGGGGCGACGACAGCAGCACCGGGCGCATGGAGTTCTTCGCCGAGTCGTTCGGCAACTGGCTTAAGAACCGCGAGAAACCCGCACCCGAGCGCCGCCGGAGGATGTCAGTAGCCCTGGCCGGCGGGAGGCCGGGTGCGCCTAAGATCGCCGGCATGGCAGCGCTGGACCAGTACTACTCGTGGCTCTACGGAAGGCTGATCTCCGGGTGAGCGTGCAGCGCAATGACGACGGGACGATCACGGTCCCCGCGCGCATCGAGCAGGACGGGATCATCGGCGAGGGTGAGACCCGGATCGGGCCGGATCACCCGGACTTCCGGATGTGGGACGACTGGCTCAGCGCAGCGACGGCTGACGACGGCGAGACCGCCGATGAGGCCGGTGACGAGTTTCCGTAGGCACCGCCTCCGGCTCAGGACGCGCCTCTAGGTAAATCGACCCAGGCAGCGGCACCACTGGTCCGTACAGTGCATCGCAGTGCGCGTCCCATGCGATCCGCCAGTCCCGGTAGAAGGTGGCAGCAGCGCTAGCGCACGCGGCCGAGTAGGAACACCGCGCGTCCACGCGCTCATCGAAGCTGGCAGCGTTAGCGAGGTCGTCCTGGAACCTGGCGCGAGCCGCATCGAGATCGGCTTCGAGCCGGTCACCGGGGCCTCTGTCCATCACCATGTCCTCGGCCGCCCGGTGCTCAGCAGGTAGGCGGATACCTCTCGCTTGCTCCATATCGTGCCTCGCTTCAGTTGCACGCCCCCGGGCGCGTCCGGGTGAGTTCGGCGGTCCATGATCTGACCGGCCCGCTGATGGGACACGCCGAGCATCTCGGCGATCTCGGCGATGCCGACTGGGTCGAAAGTGCTGCGGGTCATGCGGCCTCCCTGCCGGGCACCGCGATGCGCCGGACCCTGGCGTGCCTGGCATGGATGCCGTGCGAGATCAGGTGGCCCAGGACGAATGCGGCCTCTTCCCGATCACTGCACGGGATCTGCGCCAGTCCGCCGCCCGGCCCGATGAATAGAAATATGAGCCGACTGGCCATCGGACCCATGAGGACGTTCGTCACCCACCAGTCCTCGCCCAGGCCGGTGGCGAAGATCCCGCACTCATTGACCTCAACGGCGTACCCCGCCGTGCTCGCCATAGTCATGGGCTAACTTTATCGCGGCAAGTTGCCGGGACGCAAGGCCGCCCCGCTCATTTCCCCAGCGTATTGGAGGTGAGCGCCTGTGCCCACGACGCTCCTGACACCCGTGGACAAGGGCAGGGCCCGCCCGGTCGGCGCGTCCCTGTGGCGCAAGCAGGTACTCCCCGTAGGGGAGATCACCTACGGGGGCCGCCGCATCGCCTTCACCAGGGACTACCTCGCCAAGCTCGTCAAGGCATTCGGCGAGAAGGCATACGACGTCGTCCCGTTCCAGTTCGCGGACGCCGACAACAAGCACTCCAACGCCCCCGAGCAGCGCCGCGGCACCATCCGCGGCCTGGAGCTCACCGACGACGGCCTCGACGCCCTCGTGGAAGTCAGCCCGGAGGCGCAGGAGTACCTGTCCAAGTACCCCGACCTCGGCGTCTCGGCGTCGATCCGCGAGGGCTACGAGCGCGCTGACGGCAAGTTCTTCCCCGCCGCGATGCGCCACGTCCTCGGCACCCTCGACCCGCGCCTGACCGGCCTGCGGCCCTGGACGGCAGTAGAGGCGTCTAACCGGGCTCCCGCAGGCGGCCTGTGGCAGAGCGCGGACCTGTCCGCCGATGACGATGCCGGCGATGTTCTCGACCTCACCGGCATCGATTACCCGACCGAAGACCAGCCGGAGGCGGCACCCGCCGTCCCGGCCGATGCGCCAGCGGCGCAGAAGGAGGCCGGCATGGCTTTCACCACCGAGGAAGAGGCCCGGCTGAAGCTGCTGCTCGGCCTGCCCGAGGACCAGTTCAAGGCGCTCCTGGAGCCTGCCGCCGAGCCGGACGATGACGAGGGCGGCGAGCCAGAGGGCGCGGAGGGCGACGGCGAGGAACTGCTGTCTGACGCCGAGCTGGAGGCACTCCTCGCCGACATCCCCGGCGAGGACGAGCCCGCGGGCGAGCCGGAGCCGGTCCTCGCCGGAGCGGGCGCAGAGCTGTCCGCGGAGGCTCAGGCCGCGATCGACCTGGCTAACTCCCGCGCCGAGGAGCAGGGAAGCGAGCTGCGCCGCATGCGCGAGCAGCTGGACCTCGCCACCTACGAGAAGGAGCGCGACACCTATGTCCGTCAGGGCATCCCGGCCCGGCTGGTGGACATGGCACAGCCGCTCCTGCACGGCACCGGGCGCACGGTCGAGCTGAGCAACGGCAAGACCGCCGACGCCGGCGCGATCACCCGCAAGCTGCTGGCCGAGTTCGGCAAGACGATGCAGGCCCTCGGCCTGGAGGTCGAGCTGGGCAACTCCGAGGGCGCCGACGACGAGGCTGCCTCCGCTGAGCGTGAGACCGCCGAGCGCAAGACGGTCGTCGCCGCAGCCCGCAGCCAGTTCGGCATCTGACCACCCCCAGCCACCAGAACCGCCAGCCGCCCGCCGTGGCGGCTTTTTCGTGCCCGGAACCGGGCCATGCCATGAAGGAGTGACCCGATGACGGGCGTTACCCCGACCCACAAGAGCGGTCCCGATTCCTACCAGGTCAGCGCCACGGTCTACGGCGGCTCCCTGGTCATCGCTGACGACTCCAGCGCCACCACTGTGTCCACGGCCGGCGCGGGCGCGATCAGCGTCCTCGGCGTCGCCGGGAACGACGCCAGCCCGGTCGTGTCCCAGGCCGGGAACCTGAACTCCTACAACGCGCCGATCGTGGACGCCAGCTTCCTGGACGACTACACCGCCGTGCACCACGGCTGCGACATCAGCGTCACCTACGCCGCGGCGGCCACCTTCGGCCAGCTGCTGAAGGCCGCCGCGACCGGACAGGTCACCCCGTGGGTCAGCGGCACCGACACCAACCCGGCCACCATCGTCGGCCGCTGCACCCAGCCCGGCGGCGTCGCTGCCGGGTCCACCGTCGCCCGCGCCCGGATCTTCGGTTAAGCCGGCCCGGTCAGGCACGAGAACCCTTAGGAGATAACTATGCCTGTTGCGGCCGTAACGAGCCTTGACGGTCCCCGGGTCACCATGGACTCGCTGCTGAAGGATCCGCTGGTGATCCCGCAGCTCATCCTGGACATGACCAAGTTCGAGTTCATCATCGACGCGGTGCTCCGCCCCTCCGGGGACGCGGTGTCCGGCACGGTGATGTACTCCGAGTCCACCCCGCTGTTCGCGGACGAGATGCCGGAGATCCGCGCCGAGTTCGCCGAGGTGCCGGTCGTGCCGACGAGCGTGGGCATCCCCCGCGTGGTCGGCGCTCACGAGCGCGCCCTGGCGATCATGGTGTCGGACCGGATGCGGCGCCGCCAGGTCGTTGACCCGGTTATCCGGCAGCTCACCCAGGCCAAGAACACCATGATCTGGTCCTGGAATCAGGCGTTTTACTCGGCGGTGTCGAGCAACGCGAACATCCAGGCGCTGGCGGTGTCGAACGCGTGGGCGTCCTCGAACGCGACGATCCGCGCGGACATCCTGAATGCGGTCTTCCTGGTGGAGAACGCCTCGGTCACGTCCCCCGCCGGCATCGACCAGCCGCTCGGCTTCGAGGCCGACACGATGATCATCAACCACGGGACGAAGAACGCGCTGATGCAGTCCTCGTCGTTCGCGCTGCCCTACGTGGGCAACATCGCGTCCGAGAACCTCCAGTACACCGGGAAGCTGCCGAATCAGATTCTGGATCTTGACGTTCTCGTCAGCCGTCAGATCCCGGCGGGCAACGCGATCGTCATGCAGCGGAAGCGCGCCGGGTTCATCTCCGACGAGCTGCCGGGCGGCACTGAGGTTACCCCGCTTTATCGCGACGAGCCACGCAAATCAGCCAGGTCGGACATCCTCCGGTCCGCCGCGGTTGGCCTAGACGAGCCAGCCGCGATTGTCCTGCTTTCCGGCGTCTGATCACACTCACACCACGGGAGAAACGAATGCCAGCAAGCACCGCCACCGAGACGCCAGCAGTGCAGAGCGGCGAGCTCTACACCGCACTCTGCGCGCTTTCGGTGGGCCGGATCACGACAGGCAAGGAAGGCGACCGCCGCGCCGACATCGTCCGCCCGGGCGAGGACGTGCGCCTGACCGACGAGGAGGCGCAGAAGCTGATGCGCGCCCACCGCGTGCCGGTCATCGCCCGCAAGGGCACCAGCGGCCTGCGCCGGGTCACCGCGCGGCAGCTGTTCAACCCGCCGCGGCCCGCCGCGGCCTTCGGAGCCCTGCCTGACGAGCCGGTCGGGTCCGCGGTCACCCTGCTCGGCGAGGACCCGGACAGGCCCTCGGCGGGCCCGGATCCCCGCGAGAGTGACCCGGACTTCGGTGCTGAGGTCCAGCCGCGCCCCCAGCGCGGCCGTCCGCGCCAGCAGCCCTGACCCGGTGGCTCCGGAGTTCACCTGCCGGGCATGCCGGCGCGGCAGGTGTGACCAGTGCGAGGGCGGCGGCTGCGCCTGCCTGAGCTGCGGCGAGCGCACCTTCGCTCGCGGCGGCATCATCCCGGCAGGACGCGGCGGCGAGGTCCCGGCCATGCTGACGGGCTGCGACTACGTCATCCCGCGGGCATTGGCCGCAGAGCCACGCCGCGATGGCCCCGTCGCGGCGTTCTGATCCCTGACAGGTGAGCGGAGGCAACCCGGATGCCGGTCTACTACTGCACGCCGACCGACATCCGGGACAACGTCGGCGGCACCGACGAGGGCACCGGCACCTGCGCGCAGCTTGAGGATGAGCAGCTGACCGAGGCCATCGGCAAGGCGTCATCCAGGATCAGCGCAACTACCGGGACGGTCTACGAGCCGGACGCCAGCGACCCGGCCGGGACAGTGCCGGACCTGGTGGCGGATCTCACGATCGCGCTGGCGACGTTCTACGCGACGCTGACCTACCGCAAGAACCTGGCCGTCCCGGCGACCGACCCGGCGTGGCTGGCCTACCAGGATGCCCTCACCACGCTGAAGGGCATCCAGGCGGGTCAGATCACGGTGGACCCGCAGCCCCCTGGTGAGGGTCCCGGCGCGGACGCGGCGGCCAGGGTGATCAACACGATCCCGCGCATCTTCACCGGGGCCGATGCGGGCGTGGAGCGGACACTCCGCGGCGGCATCGAGGCCGAGCGCGGGCCGGGCCGCGGCCTGCCGTGGCGGTGAGCGGTGGCTGACTTTTCCGCCCGCATTGACGAGCTGGCGGAGATGGTCGGTCACGGTGACCTCACCGGCACCGTGTCCGTAGACCAGGCGTACAGCCAGTTCCAGCATGAGGGCCTGGACCTGGTGCACCCGCGGGGCGGCCAGGCGCTTTTTCTCCAGCAGCCGCTTATGGAGCATCACGACCGGTACCTGAAGGCCATCGCTGACGGGCTGCTGACTGATGGCGGCCGGGACGCCATGATCCGCGCCGTCGAAGACCTCGCCGAGGATGGCGGCGTCGCCACGCACGCACCCGTCGAGCTGGGCGACCTCCGCGCCTCCGGGCATCCCTCGGTGACCAGTGACGGCGACACCATCTATGACCGCCCTCCTCGCCAGCACCGCCTGTCGCCTGAGGAACTGCGCGCCAAGGACAAGGCCCGCGACGCCCTGGAGAAGCTGACCGGCGGGAACTACCGCGGCGAGATCGGCGGCAGCGGCCTCAACATCATCCGCTGAGGCGGGAGGCACCGTGCCCGTCCCGACCGCCTCGTTCATCGGATGGTTCACCGGGCTGGGATGGGACGCCCGGGAGGAGAAGGGTGCTCCGGTCGTACCGGGCCCGCGCATCCTGCCGTCGCCCGACAAGCTCCTCACGTTCACGCCGGTACCCGGACCCGGTTATGTCCTGGAGGGCGACGCCGACGCGTCCGCGTTCCAGCTGCGCACCCGCGGCCCTCAGAACGACCAGGCGGCGGCCGAGGCGCTGGCCTACCTGGCGGACTCGCTGATCCTCCGCGCATCCTTCCCGGCCGTGCTGGACGGCGGCCAGGTACTGATTCACGTTCACCGCCTCGGCGGAACGCCCTCACTGCTCGCTCCGGGCCCCGACACGGGGTCGAGGTTCGAGCTTGTTTGCACATACATTGCCATTGCCGGAACTTGAGGGAAATACCCACGCGGGTGCTTGCCGCAGGTGCAGCCGACAAGGCATCGACTCCAGAACGTAGTGCGCCCCGTGTTGGACGACCTGGGCTTGGCCTCCAGGTGGGCCGGGTTGCAGCAGCGGCGGTGCGGGCAGGGCTTAGCCGTACATGCCAGCGTGTGGCACATGTGGTCAATCTCAATCGGGTCGGCCGGGTCATCGCTCACGGGGATGTCACCGTAGGCCAGCACGTAGGTGATCCGGTGCGTGTACCAGACGGTTCCGTCCAGCCATTGAAGCTGGCCGTAGCCGACCTTTGACGGCGGGCGCAGCCACGGCCAGCACTCATCCGGGCCGCGCTGGTCCACGTTGGCCCAGAACGTGGCTAGCGGGCCGTCCTGCGACACCTCGCGCTTGACGAACAGCGGGTCACCGTATTTACGCCATCGCAGGTAGTGCCTATTGCACCAGCCGCGACTGCTGGCGATCAGGTCGCAGCCAGCAACTGAGCACGGTGCTTCGCGTGGCTTGCGTGTGCTGTTGAACTTGGGGACCGAATTCGCGTCACCAGTACGACGCCATCGCATGTAGTGCTTTCCGCACCAGCCGAGCGCTTCGGATTTAGCTTCGCAGTCCTCGACTAAGCATTTCACTACGTCATTCTATCAGTCTCATACTAGAGGGGACCTGCAAAATGGGCTACGAGACGGATTCGTATCAGCTGATGGCCGCCGGCACCGCCTGCGCGGTCGGCGCGATCACCACAGACGGGCTTGCCGCCCACCGGTTCAGCGGCTCCGACTTCGTCCGCGCCGTCCTGCGCATCAACGTCTCCGCCACCTCCGGCACCTACACCTCGTGGGGCGTCGTCTTCCAGTCCAGTCCGGACGGCGGCACGACCTGGTACCCGAGCTTCGCCGGGGCCGGGACCGGCATCGGCGTCGGGGCCACCCCGTCCGGAAGCACGGTCGGCTATTACCAGGTCGGCACCACCTGCGCGGTCGGGCTGTCGCAGCTGATCATCCCGCAGTTCTTCCCCGGCGCCCTGTTCCGCGTCGGCCTTACCGGCCTGGCCGGCACGAGCATCACCGCCGGGATCACGGGCGACCTGCAGAAGTGGCTTGCCGACAACTCCTAGGCCCCGGCCCTGACCACCACGAGAAAGGCGGACTGCCGTGGCCTACCTGACCCTGACCGGCCCGATCTCGCTGCCCGGAACCAAGGGCATCGTGCTGCCCACCGCAGGCGTCCATACGGTCGGGGCGAACTCCGGCGTGTCCTTCGTGAACAACGGCCGCATGTTCCTGGCGCTGTACGTTCCGGGTGGCTACTCCGGCAACCTCGTCCAGAACATCGGGCGCCGCGTGGAGGGCCAGACCCCGGCTCCGGTCACCGTGGCGCTCACGGCCTCCACGAACTACCTGTTCGGCCCCTGGTCGCCGTCCGACTTCACGTCTCTCGACGGCACCGGGAACGTCTACTTCGACCTGTCCGGCACCAACACCTCAGTCACGGTGACCCTCTACGAACTGGACCCGGTGGCGTGATGAGCGACAAGCCGCAGGCCGCAGAGCCCGAGCAGCCCGAGCCCGCGGCGGGCCCGGCGGTCCCGGCGCTGAAGTGGGACATGCCCGCTGGCCCCGCTCAGCCGGTTCCCCCGCCCGCGAAGTCCGGGCCTGCGGTCCTCTCCGTCGTTCCCCCGGCCGGGTCGCTCACCGTCGATGACGTCGTGATCACCACCCAGCCGACCCCGGTGGACGAGCAGGTCGCGCAGCGTGCCCGCGAGGCAGCGCTGCGGTCCGGCATCTCGCTCCGCGAGCACTAGCCGCACTCCGGCACCACATCACCGCAGGCGCCCTCCGGGCCGCGCCGGGCGGCCTTCCCGCATCCCTTCCGCCAGCGCGGCCATGCCCGCATGCCCTGAGGAGAAGCCATGACCGGCGCACCACTGCTTTACACCCCGCCGTCTGTCACGACCACCAACGTGCTGTACGGCACGGGAATCCTGCTCACCGCAGAGGTCGGGACGGCACTGCCGGACGATCAGGATCTGGGCGTCGGGTCGGCGTGGACCGGCGGCGGCTGGAACTACATCGGCGCGACGGACCAGGGCGTCGCGCTGAACTGGAACCCGTCCACGAATGACATCAACATCGAGGAGCAGCCCACGCCCGTCGCCACGATCGTGGCGACGGCGACGATGCAGGTCAGCTTTGACTTCTCGGAGGAGACGCTGGCGAACATTAACCTCGCCTACGGCGGCGGCGGCACCATCGCCGTCACCGCGCCAGGCGCCAGCCAGCCGGGCAAGAGCGTGCTCTCGCTCTCGCTGTCCTCGCCGCAGCTCGCCTGCGCCATCATCGGGAAGAACGGTATCGGCTTCGCGCGGGTGCTCTCGGTGCCGGCGGTCATGTCGGCTGGTACCGTCGCGACGAGTTACCGGCGCGCCGGCGCAGCGCGCCTGTATCCGTGCACGCTCTCATCGGTCTGCCCCACGGATCAGGTCACCTGGACGGACCTCACCGCGACGGCGACCTCGTAGCCTGACTTCGGGCCGGACTTGCTACCGCCGGTCGCTGACGGCCATCCGCTCGTTCCGGGGCGCCTGCGGACCTGACGTCACTGCCGGGGCGTCCGGGGCGTGGCGAAGCGCATGCACCACGCCGAGCACCACCAGGGCACCCAGCAGCCAGCCGGTCTCGGCGAGCCAGCCCCACGCGGCGATGTGCCCGTGATGGCTCGCCAGCGCAAGCGGCCAGCACAGCGCGAGCCCGGAAGCGCCGATGGCAAGGAACGTCGTCACGAGCCAGCCAAGGCAGCCCATGCTGACATTGCCCCTGCCGGAGATCCTCATCGCCGGCACGCCTGCCGGACCTGTGCGGCGTCGCTGACAACGGCGGCGGCGTCGCTTCCGATCGCGGAATAGTCCTGATAGTCGCTGCTGAGGTCGGAAATGAAAGCCCGGAAGTCGCCGGCCATGCTTCCGAGCGGAGCGCTGAGACTGGGTGGCGCTCCGGCGCGGGCGGCCGAGATGTGATCCAGTCCGGATTCCTCGCTGCCTGAGTCCGATGAGTCATCCATGGCGGCCTCTGCGGCACCCTCCAGGCTTTTCCTGCTGGTCACCCCGGCGTAGGGCTCTGCCCATTCCCGCACGGCACTGGCAGCCGCCAGGGCCCCCGGGCACTGCGCGGGCGGGCCGGCAGCACGGGAATGGCCGCCACTGGGAGTGCCGCCGCACGCGGCTAACGCGAGCAGGGCTGCTGCAGCGGCGGTCATGGTCGGCGCCTTCATCGTGACTTTCCCCTCCGTGAATCCTGATCGGCCAGAACGCCTGCACGGGCCGCATCGTCCAGGCTGACGACCACGGCGGCAGGCCGCCCGTAGCGGGTCAGCATCGTCGGCTCGCCGGCCAGCTCCGCGCGCTCGACTATCTCGCCAAGCGCTGCCCTGGCCTGCTCAAGCCCGGTCTCGTTCATGGCTCAGAACCTTACGGCACTGTAAGCATTCGCGCACGCACAGTTACCAGAGGGAGATCAATGGCCAGCTTCAGCGCAGCGTCCGTGGTCGAGGCACTCGACTACGACCTGCGGCCTCACTACGACAAGGCCGGCACCATCCCCGAGCCCGCAGACGCGCAGATCGACGCGTTCGAGAAGTCGCTCACGAAGGAGCGCTGGCGCCTGCGCAAGCTCATCCCGGACGTGCCGGACGGCGACGACCCGGACGTCTACCAGGAGGCGCTGGAGAAGTTCGAGACCGCGCAGGTGTCGGCTGAGGTGCTGTCCACATGGAAGGTGCAGGCGAAGATGTTCGCCGCGCTGTGCTCGAACGAGCTGACCGAGGCTGAGCTGCTGGCCCTCCCGCGGCGCGTGCGCCTGCACTTCTACGCGTGGCTGCGGAAGGAAGTGCTGAACCCGGAAGCCGCAGCCGGCGATGGGAACGCGCAGGTTCTGAACCTGCCGTCCTCAGCAGCCGGCTGATCCTCCCGCTGATCCGCCAGCACTACAGCATGACCCGCGCGGACTGGCTGGCTGAGTCGTGGGACATGCAGCGCTGCTACCTGGAGCACCTGGCTAACCAGGGGCTTATCCAGTTCGCCGCGTCGGAGGAGGAGCAGCTGGAGCGGATGGCGCAGGACGCCGGGGGCGCTCCGCATGTGCGGAAGGCGCAGGCCGGCGCGGACGTGATCGACCTTGCCGCGATGGCAGCCGAGCTGCGAGGCGCATAGCCGGAGTTACTCAGCGGCTCTCCGGTAGCTGGCGGCCGTAGCTTCGCGTGGACCCATGCCGGCATCACGGGCCTCGCGGTACCTGAGTTGCCGCAACTCCCGAGAAGCTTCGCGCTGCCGTTCAGCGTTCGCCAGGGCGCAGGCGCGGCAGTGACGCCCTCCGGTCTTGTCCCAGTAGATATTGCCGGGCGTGAACTCGTGTCCCCGTTCGCACCTCGTCTTGGCAGCGTTCCTAGGGGCCAGCCCTTTCCCCCTAGCCGTATTCTCTGGGCCGCTCACCGCCTGCCAGTGGGCAGGATTCTGACAGGCGCGATGCTCGCACGTGTTGCCCCCAGGGCATGCCGGGTCGTTGTTGTGGCAGATGTGATCCACCACCTCGTCAGGCCCAAGCGGCCTGACGAGCACGCCGAACCCGTAGCGATGCGCGATTCCTGTCCCGCCGGATCTATCAGGGAACAGCCCGTAGTTCTTCGGATGTCGGCACGCCATCCACGGCCAGCACTCATCAGGACCGCGCTGGCCGACCTTAACTAGGTACCGCTCCAGTCTCGTTGCGTTGGCGAGAACTGTGCGCCCAGCTAGCGGGTCGCCATACCGCTTGAGCTTCTTGTAGTGGGCATTGCAGAGCCCTCGCGCCCGGACTGGCTCCCGACAGTGCTTACAAGTTCCCATGGGTTCAATTTAAGCACAAAGGCCAGCGTGCGGACGGTGATTCGCGATGTCGTTCGATGCTGGCAGTATTTCCGCAAAGCTTGTTCTGAATAGGGACGATTTCACGCGAGGGCTCACCCAAGCCAAAGCTGATGCCGATAAGTGGGCCAAGGGCGACTACACCGCGAAGCTCAAGGCCAACGCTGACGATGCGAAGGCCCGGACCGCCGCCGCGCAGGCCGCCGCTGACAAGTACGGCCACACGACGTCCACGGCCACCCTGAAGGCCAATACCTCCGGTGCTGACGCCAGCATCGCCCGGACCAAGAAGAACGCAGAGGGCCTCGGCAGCGCCTTCGCGAAGGTCCCCGCCTCGATCGGGCTGATCACCGCCGCCCTCCCTTCCGCTATCGCGCTGACCGGCGAGCTCAGCGGCGTGGTCATCGGGGCGGGCGGCGCTTTCGCGTCCGCCGGCATCGCCGCAGTGTCCTTCGGCGCGGTCGCCAAGACGATGTTCAGCCAGACCGAGGCCGCTGTGAAGAAGGTCACTGCGGCTCAGGCGGCCCTGGCCAAGGCCAGCACCCCCACGGCAAGGCTGGCGGCACTGAAGGCCGAGAAGCAGGCCCTGGACGAGCTGACCCCGTCTGAGCTGAAGCTGTACGGCGCGGTGAAGGGCCTGAGCGCGGCGTGGAAAGAGCAGAACGCGGCCCTCCAGCCTGAGGTGTGGAAGGCTGTCCAGCCCTACATCGCGACCGCGACGCGCAGCCTGTCGCTGCTGCCGCTGATCCTCCCGAAGACCTCGGCGGCGATCCAGGGCGTCGGCGTGCAGTTGCGCACCCTGATGAACTCCGGCACCACGACGCAGTTCGCGCAGTTCATCGGCGGAACGGGAAGCAAGTCCCTCGGCGCCGGCGGGTCGTTCCTCGTGAACACGCTGAAGACGCTCGAGGAGTTGCTGCCCCAGTTCCGGCCGCTGATCGACGGCGCGGACCAGGCCATCGTCCGGTGGGGCCAGGATATGGCCCGCTGGGCCGGGAGCAGCAGCGCCCACAACGGCATCCAGTCCTTCCTCCAGTGGATCCACGACAACGCCGGCCAGGCAGAGGATTTCCTGAAGAACCTCGCCGGCGCGATCGTGAACATCGGCAAGGCCGGCGCGTCCGGCGGGATCGGCGAGCTGCGGGTCCTGTCCGATGTCCTGTCGGGGATCGCGAAGCTGCCGCCGAACATTCTCGGTCCCGTAGTGACAAGCCTGACCGCGATCTCGCTGCTGTCGAAGATCGGCATCGTGGGGAAGGGCCTGAACGCGATCGGGTCCGGGCTGGTCGGGCTGGCCGGCAAGGCGACTGGCGTCTCTGCCGCCGCGACTGCGCTGAAGACCCTTGGGGGCGCCGCCAATGATGCCTCCGTCGCGGAGAAGGGCCTGGCGGCCGTGTCGGGCGCCCTGGACGCCATCACGCCGCTCGGCTGGGTGATCCTGGCGGGCGCTGGCGTCGCGGCCCTGGCCTACGGCATCAGCAAGCTGAACGACGGATCGAAGACCCTCACCCAGCAGATCATCGCCCAGAACCACGCGACCGGCTACAACATCGCGGGCTACCAGGCAGCTGGTGTTGCCCTCGGGAACATGTCGAAGCAACTCAGCGCAACCCGCCTCCCGCTGGTCAACCTTCATACCGGCGTCGTTCAGACCACGACGTCTGTCGGGCAGTTCACCGGGCAGTCTGATGCCCTGACGGCTGCGCAGAAGAGGCAGCAGGACAAGGCG